GGATCACGCCGGAGCAACTCGCGCGCGTAGCCGACGCGGACAAACTGATCGGCGAACCCCTTCGTCGTGCGCTTCAGAAATCCGCCATCGTCGTGACCAGCGAGGCCAAGCGGGGCACGCCGGTCGATACCGGTCGTCTGCGGGCAAGCGTGAGCAACGTCGTCGATGCGTCGCCGATCCCTCGATTCGCAACCGTTGGCACGAACGTGGCCTACGCCAGATATGTGCACGATGGGCGCTTGCCTGGCCGGATGCCACCACCAAACGCACTTGCCACGTGGGCGAGGAGGCACGGCGGGCAGAACCCGTTCGTGCTGGCGCGAACCATTGCGCGTCGGGGCATCAAGGCCAAACCCTTCCTGCGAGAGGCCATGACGTCGAACGTGGGGCGCATCCGCGGCTTCTTCCAAGCGGCCGGACGCGACATCGAGCAGGCGTGGGCGGCGAGCCGCTGAGATGGCAACGATCACGCAGGTGCGCAGCGGACTGGCGACGCGCCTCGCCACCATCACCGGTCTGACGGTCTACGAGACGGTCACGCCGACGCCGGTCGTGCCGTGCGTCTTCATTCGACCGGCGGACGGCGACTACGACGTGACGATGGCGAGCGGCGGGGACATTGCACGGTTCGAGATCACGCTGCTCGCCTCGGCCGCCGGCGGCCCTTGGGACGTGGCGCAGGACAAGGTCGACGCGTATTTGACGCGGAGCGGGTCCGACACGATCCGCGGGGCAATTCAAGGTGACGTCACGCTGGGAGGCACCGCGCACTCGACGCGGGTGACCGGGTGGCGCGACTACGGTACGCTTGCGTACGGCGGGGCCGAGTACTTCGGGGTCCGCCTGACGGTGGAGGCTTGGCCGGTATGACGTGGATCGCCACAGTCGGGATCACGTGGGACGGCGGTCGTGCCGAACCCGGCGAGGCCGTGCCTGACGCCGTCGTAGAGGCGGCGCCCTGGCTGGTGGAGCAGGGCCACGTCGTCAAGCAGGAGCACGCCGATGGCTAGGATGCACGGCAAGGACGTCCGCGTCTACCTCGGCGTGCGCGACGTGTCCGGCGACCTCAACAGCGTGGACATCACCGCATCCGCGGACACGCACGACGTGACCACGTTCGGCGCTGAGTACCTTGCGTACGACGCGGGGCTTGGGTCATGGGAGGCGTCGATTGACGGCTTCTACCAGACGAACTCGGGCGGTTCGGTCACGTCGATTGAGCGACAGTTTGAGACGATGCTCGGCTCCGATACCGCGGGAGCCTCGGTGCTGTCGGTCTACGATGACGATGCCGACGCGATCGGCGACTCGGGCATCCTGTGCAGCGAGGCGATCCTGACCACGCACGGTCAGCCGATCAGCGTGTCGGACATCGTGAAGATCAGCGGCAGCCTGCAAGGCAACGGGAGGCCCGGCTTGCAGGGTCGATTGCTGCACGTACTCGGTGCCGACTCGACCAGCACGAACAGCGCGAGCGTGGACAACGGCGCATCGTCGGCGAACGGTGGACGCGCGAACCTCCACGTGACCGCAGTGAGCGGGACGGGCGGCACCATCAAGGTGCAGCACAGCGCCGACAACTCGACGTGGGTGGACCTTGTGACGTTCACGGCATCGACGGCGGCCTCGTGCCAATCGTCCGCAGTGACGGGCACGGTGAACCGCTACCTGCGGTGCGTCTCGACGATCAACAGCACGTCATCGGTGACGTTCGTGGCCGGGTTCGCCCGGTACTAAAGGAGCCACGGCAATGGCACGCGTCCACGGCAAGGACATCTCGTCGATCAACATCGACAACGCGGCGGGTACGCCTGCCGACTTCAAGGCGGAGACGACCAGCCTCGACTTCGCCGTGTCGGCGGCGACCCACGACACCACGACCATCGGCGACCAGTGGATCGAGTACACCGCTGGCCTCAAGGGTGGCGACGACATCACGCACGAGTTCATGTACAACAACACCAACACGACGGGCATCTGGGCGGTGTACACGGGCCGTCTCGGCGTGTCTGGCACGTTGGACTTCACCGACGGCACGCGCACCGTGAGCATGGAGACCATCGTCACCAAACTCGGGATGCCCATCGCGGTCGGCGACATGATCAAGTGCACCGCGACTCACAAGATCAACGGGACGGTGACGTTCTCGTGATCGTGACGGTGCCGCTCGGCGGCGCGCTCGACGGCCACACCATCGACGTCAACACGAACGCGTTGACGATGGGCATGATCGAGGACTTGCAGGGCGGGACCGCCGGTCTCATGCTGGACGCTGTGGCGTCGGCGGTGACCGGAGGGACGTTGCCAGGCGGGTCCGATCGTGCGGGGATGCGCCGTCTGACGCCGACCGAGTTCGCCGCTGTCTGCGAGGCCATTGCGGGGTGCCTGTCGGTCCCAAAAAAAGCCTGACCGAGTTCGCCAAGTGGGTCGCCGGTATGCCGTCCGAGTGTGAACCGGCGACCATCGCCATCTACCATCGGGCGGTGATTGCGAAGACGTTTCCGGCGTACACGCTGGAGACGGCAGGGCAGGCCAACGCGCGCGACGTCTTCTGGGCGATGGAACTCCTCGACGCGGCGCAGAAGCTGAAGGGCTGACATGGCGGACGTCAACCTCCAAGTCAAGATCGGCGTCGAGGACGCGTTCAGCGGGCCGCTTGGTGGATTGCAGTCCAAGCTTGGCGGCCTGTCCGGCGCGTTGTCCGCACCGATGAACGCCATCAAGGGCATCGGGTCGGCGTTGGCTGGACTCGGCCTTGCGGCGCAGGGAGCGCAGGCGCTTGGCGACGGCGTGATGAGCGCCGCGAACGCGTTCGGGTTCGGCCTTGCCAAGGAACTCGAGGACACGCGGACGAAGATGATCGCGTTCGCCGGATCAACGGCGGAGGCTGACCGCATCCTTGCCGAGGTCCGCCAAGAGGCCAACGCCACGCCGTTCGCCTTCAAAGAACTGGCCGACGCGACGGCGGCGCTACTGCCCGCATCGAAGCAGGCAGGGGTCGGCCTTCAAGACGTCATCAAGCAGGCCGAGGTGCTGGCCGCGCTGAACCCGTCCGAAGGTCTGACCGGCGCGGCGTTCAGTCTGCGCGAGGCGTTGTCCGGCGACTTCACGTCCATCGTCGAGCGGTTCAACCTTCCCCGCGAGCGGCTCAAGCAACTCAAGGAGGAGGGCGTGCCGGCCCTTGAGGCGGTGCGCGTGGCGCTTGCCGAGATGGGCGTTGACGCGAGCCTCGTGGCCGGTATGGCGAACACGCTCGGAGGTCGGTGGTCGACCTTCATGGACACGATCGACAGCGCACGTCTTCAGGCCGTGTCGCCGGTGTACGAGCAACTCGGCAACGCGCTCTCGGTCGTGTCTGACATCGTCAACGAGAACAGCGACGCGTTCGGTGCGTTCGCCACGGCGATCGGAACCGCGCTTGCCGGGGCGATCCAGAGCGTGCTGGCGTTCATCGTGATGGTGCAGAACATCAGCACCGACCACGGGTTGGGCGTGTTCGAGTCGATCATCACGGCGATTGAGATCAGGATCGGCGAGGTGTTCGGCGAGACGGCGCAGGCCATCTTCCACGCGTTCGTGGCATCGATCCAAGCGATCAGCGACGCTATCGCCACGGTGATCGAGTTCTTCAACAGCGGCTCGACGACGTCGGAGGTGCTGAAGGCCGTCATCGTCGGCATCACCGCGGCGTTCGTGCTGTACGAGGCGGCCGTCACGGCGGCGGCGATTGCCACGGCCATCCTCGACGCCAAGACGAAACTGATGGCGACAGCACAGGCGGCGCTCAACTTCGTGATGGCCGCGAACCCCATCGGCATCGTCGTGCTCGCCTTGGCTGCGCTCGCCGCCGCGCTCATCTACGCGTACGAGACCAACGAGACCTTCCGGGCTGCGGTCGATGGCGCGTGGGAGGCACTCAAGACGGCGGTCTCCGGTGCGGTCGAGTTCGTGCGCACTGCGTTCGATCAGGTGATGACGTTCATCCGCAACCTTCCCCAAACGTACGCCGACGCGTCACGGGCCATCGGGCAGGCGATCATCGACGGCATCCGGAACGGCGTCAGCAGTGCGGCAAGTGCGCTCTACAACCAGATGCGCGACATTGCCAAGGGCGCGTTGGACGCGGCCAAGTCGGCGCTCGGTGTGCGCTCGCCATCAGTCGAGTTTCAGGTCGTGGGCAAGGCGATCGGCGATGGGTTGACGCTCGGCGTGAACCAGTCCGAGGCGTCCGTCAATCAGGCGGTCGGCGGTCTGGTGCGCATCCCGACGATGGCCGGAGCGACCGCTGGAGCAGGCGCTACGGGTGGCGCGTCCGTCGCCGCGACGGGGATCGCGATGGCCGACGACAATCGGCCGGTCGTGATTCAACTCGACGGGCAGGTCATCGCCCGTACGACATGGGCCTACCTGAAGCGTCAGGGACAGGTCGGCGCGAACCTCGGTTTTGCCTGACATGGTCATCGCGTCGTACGCCGTCAGCCTCGCCACGGCCGATGGGGCGAACCCGTCAACGTTCACCGATATCACGGCGTACGTCAAAGGCGTGACGATCACGCGCGGACGCGACGACGTGCTGACGCAAGTGCAGGTGGGCACGGCCACCATCAGCGTCATCAACGACGACGGGCGGTTCAGTCCCGGCCGGACGGCATCGCCGCTCTATCCGCACGTGGCGACGATGCGCGCGATCAAGATCGTGGCCACGTACTCGGCCACGTCGTACCCGCTCTATTTCGGCTACATCCAGTCCATCACGCCGAACCTGAACCCGTCGATCCGAGACGCGACGATCCAACTGGCCGACGGGTTCGCGTGGCTTGATCTCGCGAAGACGACTCCGACGTACGCGTCGGTTGCGTCCGGCACGTCGATTGGCACGGCCCTCGATAGCGCATCGTGGCCGGCGGGGCTTCGGTCACTGGCCACGGGGCAGTCGACCTTCACGCCGTCGTATGCCGACCAGAGCGTGCTCGCGCAGGTTCAGGGTATTGGGATCGACAACGAGGGCGGGCTGGTGTTTATGGACGAGGAGGGGCGCCTCGTCTTCCAGGACCGCCACACGCGCCTGAAGTCGCCGTACACGGTCTCGCAGGCCACGCTCACGGACACGGCGGACATCAGCGACATGCAGGCGACACGGCCCGTGGCCGACCTTGCCAACGAAGTGAAGGTCACGCAGCGTGACCGTGTCCGACGCGACCAGCATCGCGGCCAAAGGCCTGCGCCGTCTCGACGTTCAGGCGCAATTTGTTACGGCGCTTGAGGCGGCCGACCGCGCGGCGTGGGTGCTCTCGACGCGCAAGGACGATGTGGACCGGCCGAGCGTGGCCGTGGTTGCCAACGCGTCGGCCACGCTGATGGCGCAGGCGCTCGGGCGCGACCTGTCCGACCGGATTACCCTGTCGGATGCGTCAGGCCTATCGGGCATCGGTGGCGATTACCATATCGAGAGGATCGAGCACACGATCTCGAACGGCGGGACGCTGCACGTCACGCGGTGGCAACTGTCACCGGCCGACGCTGCGGGTTTCTGGGCGCTCGACGTGTCCGACCTTGACGGCACGACTCGACTGGCATATTAGGGGCAACGACGATGGCATGGGTAACACCGAGTACCCGATCAACCGGGTACATCGTGACCGCGGCGAACTGGAACGAGTTCGTGAACGACCTGCGGTACCTCAAAGGTCTCGACGGCGTGATCGGCCTTCAGAACGCGCTGGAATTGACGCAGGTGGCGTCGCCCGGCGCGTCGACCGCAGGCACCATCCGT